CCGCGCTCTATGACGACCTCGGCCTGATGAACAGCTTTACCGGCTACGCCGTCAACTTCAGCGACCGCGCCATCACCATGGGCAGCGCCAGCCAGGTGCTCAGTCACGCCACCAGCGGAACCGCCTGGAAGATGGCCGGCGCAGGCATTCCGCTGGTGGCCGGCGGGTCGAATATGTTCGGCAACGATCAACTCAACGACTACAGCACCAACGAGCTGTGCCCGATTGCCGGCGGCAGCTGGACCGGCTCCTCGAGCGCGGGGGTCTGGGCGTTGCATCTCTACGCTGCGCGGGGCGACTCGAACGATGTCGTTGGGTTCCGCGCGGCCTTGTATCTCTGAAGGCCCGAGCGATAGCGATGGGCCTGCACGATGAAGCCAAGCTGGACCGGAAGTTCGGCGAGATGGCAAAGCTGTTGAACGTCTATCTCAACCACTTCCCGAAGCACGAGAAGTACGGGCTCGCGCTGGAGATCCGGCGCGCGGCCTACGAGACCTATAGCTTCATCGTGGAGGCGCAAAAGCGTTATCACAAGAAAACCGCACTGACCAACCTGGATGTGCGCCACGAGCAGCTTCGCATGTTGCTGCGCCTGGCGCATACGCTCGGCTATTTCGAGTTCAAGGACGGCCAGCGCAACGACCGGCCGGAGGCGACGGGCGAGCATCGCTACCTCGCCCTCTCGCGGCTGGTGGATGAGTTGGGGCGCATGATCGGCGGCTGGATAGTCGCCGAGCGTGTGCTCGACAAACGGGAGGCGTCTTGACATGTGCCCGATTGCCGGCGGCAACTGGAACAACTCCTCGAACGCGGGGGTCTGGGCGTTGAATCTCAACAATGCGCGGGGCAACTCGAACGATAACGTTGGGTTCCGCGCGGACTCGGCTTCACCTCACGGATCGAAAGATCGAAGTGGAACCAAGGGAGACGCCTTCCGGCGCGAGGCGCAAGCCTCGGCGAAATCGGTGTGCATGCGCCTTGCTGGTAGGGCGGCTCGCCGTCTCGAAGGCCTGGCGGCATGAAACGCATCGGTTATTTATTCGAGCAGGCGTTCACGCGCGAGGCGCTGCTGTCGGCCTTTCACGCCGCGGCACGGCACAAGCGCGGCAAGCGCGCCTGCTTTCAGTTCGAGAAACACTTAGCGACCAACTTGGCCGCCCTGCACGACGAATTGCACGCCGGCACCTACCGGCCACGGCCCTATTACAGCTTCATGGTGCACGAGCCCAAGACGCGGCAGATTTACGCGCCCGCCTTTCGCGACCTGGTGGTGCAGCATGCCATCTATGCCGTGGTGTACCCCGTATTCAATCGTGGCTTTATCGATCAGTCGTTTGCCTGTCGGACCGGGCTAGGTACCCATAGGGCGGCGGACTACGCCCAGGCTGCATTACAGGCTTGTCCGCGCGACAGCTACACGCTGAAGCTGGATATCAGAAAGTTTTTTTACCGCATTGATCGCCCTATCCTGCGCACGTTGATCGAGCGCAAGATCAAGGACCGCCGCTTCGTTGACCTGATGATGGCCTTCGCTGACCACGGTGAACCGGTCGGCATCCCAATCGGAAACCTGCTGAGCCAGCTCTACGCGCTGATCTACCTGAGCCCGCTGGACCACTTCATCCGGCGCGAGATCAAGCCGCCGCGCTATTGCCGGTACGTCGACGACTTCGTGCTATTCGGCCTGACCCGCGAGGCCGCAATCACCGCCCGAGATCGTGTGGTCGATTACCTGGTTGGCCTGCGTCTTACGCTGTCGCGATCAACCCTGGCCATGGTCAGGCGCGGGATTAATTTCGTCGGCTTCAGGACCTGGTCAAGCCGGCGCTTTATCCGCCGGCACAGCCTCTACACCTTCAAATCCGCCGCCAAGCGCGGCGCCATGGATAGCGTAGTCAGTATCCTCGGCCACGCCAGAAAAACCCACTCTTTGCAGCACCTGCTGCGCCTCTTGATGGAGCATCACCATGACCTCTATTGTCGCCTACCGAAAATTTATCACCAGCCAGGTCACCCGCGAACTGCGCACGCCTGACGGCGCCACCGAGCTGGCCACACTGAGCGACGGTACGACCTACGTCTGCCTGCCCGCCGGCGCCACGCTGCCAGTCGAGCAGCCGGATGAGATCGCCGCCAGCATCGCCGCCGTCGCGCTGACCGACTCCCTGCGCGATGAGATCAAGGCCGCCAGCCCGCATGTGCGACTAATCAACCAGAGGGTGGTCGAGCGAGTGCGCGAGCGCTACAGCATGGACGACGAGATCAAAATGATCCGCCTCGCCCCGAGCGCGGAGTCGACGGCCTACAACGACCACGTCGAGGCCTGCCGCGCCTGGGGCCGCGAGCAAAAAGCCGCGCTGGGGCTGTAGCCATGCCGACTGTTCGACAAGTGGCGCTGATGCTGCTGGCGTTTTGGGCGAGCCTTGCCGGGGTGTTGATATGGGTTTGCTGACCATCTACGCCGACCGTTTCGTGCCAGAGCCGCACCAGGCCTGCGCACGCGGCCCGGTGATCTTCATCCGACCACGCTGCCGAGGCGATGCCGGGCTGTATCGGCACGAGCTGACCCACGTCATGCAGTGGTTGACTCTGACCATCCTCGGCGTCGCGGCGATCTACCTGATCGCACCGGCGCTTTCGCCCATCGGCGCGCTGCTGCATACGGCCCTGTATACCTGGCTGCCTGAGTATCGGCTGCACTGCGAGGTGCAGTCCTACAGGGCGCAGGCGCGGTGCTATCCGGATGACCGACGGGCTGTGTTCGCGCGGTTCATCGCCGAGCGCTATGGATTGCCCATCACCGCCGAGGCGGCGGAAAAACTGTTGAGGGAGTGATCATGCAAGGTCGAGTCAGCGGATTCATCACTTATTCAGCATCCGGAGCGGCCATCCTAGGCGGCCTGACGCTCAATGACTGGGCTGCCGTCATCGGCAGCGTGGTCGCCATCGCCGCTTTCGCCCACAACGTCATGCACAAGCGGGAGCTGCGCAAGATCGCCCGGGCCAATTGCACGTTGCCGATCGAGGAAGACTGACCATGTCAAAAATACGGATCGCCATTGCCGCCCTGTCGTTGTCCGCCGCCGGACTGGTCGGCATCGTGGCCCATGAGGACTACACCGCCCGCGCCGTCATCCCGGTGCCGGGCGACGTGCCGACCATCGGATTCGGCTCGACATCAGGCGTTCGGCTGGGCGACACGATCACGCCCCCGGTGGCGCTGGCTCGCGCCATGGCGGATGTCACCAAATACGAGGGCGCGCTGCGCCAGTGCGTCACGGCGCCGCTGTACCAGCACGAGTACGACGCCTATTTGAGCCTGGCGTACAACGTTGGGCCCGGTGCGTTCTGCCGGTCGACGCTGGTGCGCAAGCTCAATGGCCACGACTATCCGGGCGCCTGCCGAGAGATCCTGCGCTGGACCTATTACCAGGGCCGAGACTGCAATCTGCCCGCCAATGCCCGCCTGTGCGGCGGCCTGGCCAAGCGCCGGCAGGGCGAGTACCGGCAATGCCTCGGCGATCAGCTATGAGCAAGGGTCGGCCATGGATTGCATATACGATGATCGCCGCTGCCCTTGTCGCCTGCGTCGCGTATGCGGGCTGGTTGATCTGGCGGCCGATGGAGGTGATGGAGCCGCCCACACCGGAGATGCGCCAGGCCGACGGCAGCCTGATGCTCGAGCGCCGACCAGACCCGACGGCACGGCCGCGGCAGCAGACCCCGCGCGGGACGACCGTAGAGCGGATCGCCCGAGTGACCGTCCAGCCTGATGCCGCCCCCGAGTCCGGGCCACCCTGCCCGCCGGTGACGGTGGACATGACCCTGATCCGCGATGCCGGCGGCGGCCGGCGCGTCCTGGCCAGCTCGCCCGATGGTCAGGTCGTGGGCGGCCTCGACGTCCCGGTCGAGCCGATGGTGATCCAGCCTACCCAGAAGCTATGGGCCTCCGGCGTATCCTGGGAGCCGATGCAGCAGACCTTGGGCATATGGGTGGAGCGAGACCTGCAAATGCCGCTTGTGGATATGGCGGCCAGGGTCGGCGTGGATATCAATCAGGTGCGCGTTGATACGTCTGCACGCCCAGAATTTGAGGCGCGGATTCGGGTGGGATTAGCCTGGTAAAAGCGTCTAATACTACGGTATCGATATAGGCGCGGAGCGGCTTTAATGGGTCTATTAAAACAGTTTTGTTTTAGACGTGTACAATTATTTTATTTATAATAAACAACGCGTTACGTTAGATAATATAAATATTGGGCCATTATATTATGTCCTTTTATAAACAATATGTTACAGGTGCATTTATAGATTTCAATTGGACAAACGCTAAAACTCACGCCGTTCGTTGCTTGAATTCGCGCTTTATCCAGGCCTCGGATATGGTTTTCATAATGTCGTCGCCCCATTCGTTCATGGCAAAGTTGGCGGCCATGCAAACAACCCTTACGTTACCTTGAACATACCCTAGTGCGGGGATGATCCTGTCTATGCTCGGCCCATATGACGCCCTTCGATGCTGCTTGTCTTTTTCGGTATTGAGCTTAAGCCCAGTGACTGCACATCGCCATTTTGCTGCTTTCGCCATCTCGACCACATCGGTAAATCATGATTGTCTTTTCTAGGCCTTCCCATTTCCCACCTTCTTAAAACTATTGGCTGTCACGACCGGGATTTCCCGATCCCGCAGATAGCGCTTGGTCATCTTCGGATCGGCATGACCAAGGAGCGCGGTGGGGTCGATCCCTTGCCGTTTTGCCTCGGTGCCGGCCATCGCGCGCAGGTCACGAAGCTGCGCATTCTCCACGCCCGCCTTACTGCATGCCAAGTCCCACTGCTGCCGGATGGTGGTGATCTTCAAGGGCCGGCCGCCCCGCTGGCTGAATAGGGTGAGCGTGGCCACGCCGTGGCGTTCGGCGGCCTTGGTGCGCTCGACCACGGCGCGCAGATCGGGCGACCAGGCCACGATTAACCTGGCCCCGGTCTTCTGCTGAGTGAAGCTAATCCCTTCGTCGATCAGTTGAGATCGCTTGATCCCGATGACGTCCGACACCCGCTGTCCGGTCAGCCGGGCGAGGTCCATCACGCATTGCAGCCGGGGGCTGGCATGAGCATAGATGGCATCGTATTCCGCGCCGCTGATGAGTCGATCACGCTTGCCGGACGGCAGCGGCTTGATCCCGATGCATGGGTTGAAGTCGATCAGCTCCTCCTCGAGTCCGTAGGCCATGATCTGGCGCAGCAGGGACAGCAGATGGTTACCGGTGGCCGGCCGGTCCAGATAGGCGCGCCGAAGCTGGGCGACGTGCTTCGGCATCACTTCATGCGGCGCGAACTCGGCGAAGATCGTCTCCAGGGTCTTGGCTGTTTCTCGGTAGGATTTCTTGGTGCCCTCGGCGACCCTCGTGGTGATGCTTGGCATGGCCTGCCGGATCATGGCGACCATACCGCCCGAGGGCGCGGAAACCAGGCGCGCGTATTCGGCCAGGGCCTCGCGTAGCTCTGGTCCTAGATTGGTCCATTTCCCGTTTTTGACGTACCAGTAACTACCGTGTCGCTGGTAGACGCAGGCGGGGAGATGTCGGTCGGTTTTGCGGGGGCGCATGGATATCAGCCTCGAAGACGACAATGCTACCATCCGGCCGGCGCCGGTAGGGGATGCCCAGCGCGTCCAGGACCCTAGCCTGGGCCGGAGACTTTTGCTTTCCAGTCAGCTCGCGGAGGATGTCTGGCGAGAGGATCACATCATCACCTCAGGCCTCGTCGAGCTCGAACGCCCCCGGTGCCGGCAACCAGTTCGGCAACCACTCGGCGTCGCCGCGGGTCTTCATGATCCCGCCCAGTATCTCGATTTCGCCGATGCCGCCCAGCAGGAAGAGCAGCGGTGAATCGCTGTCTCGGGTGAAGAACCGGATCGACGGCGCCTTTGAGCCGACTTTGATCTTGAGTGCGTCGGCAAGGAAGTTCGTGTTCACGGCGCCGGTGATGCCCTCGTGATAGCCGAGGGTGTCGACTACCGTCTCGATGCGTGGAAAATTGCCATCGATGATCGAGTTTCCCGGCTGGATGAACAGAGGATTGGTAACAGCATCGTTCCACAGCACCTGGCCGTTGCTCATTACGTCGAAGGTGACCGTGCTGGCCGCGTGCTTGATGGCGTCCTTGACGACATGGACGACGACTTCCTTCTCGACGTAGCCTTCCTGGTCCCGGATGACGATGAACCGGTGGCCATCTGTCGCGGCGATCATGACCGAGCCATCCTCCAGTGGGCGGATGTTGACGCCCATGAGGTAGTAGCGGACGTCGTCGGAGGCGAGGAAGGGAAATGCCGCCTTGATGGCAATGGAGCTCACTCTGGCGACCATATGCGGCGCGGCCGCTACGCCGCTTTCCTGGTCGAGTAGGTTTTGTTGTGGCATATCGTTCATGTCAACGGGGTCCTCTGGTCAGGAAATCAGTGCCATCACACCGCGCAGGCGGTCGAATGGAATGTCGTCATCGATGCCGGCTCCGGCTCCGGCTGCGGGCGGTGATTTGTCGCCCTGGTCCGCGTCTTCGGCCCGGCCGCCGGCCGGCTTTCCGCCCAGCATCTGCATCCGGTCGCCGCGCACCTCGGTGGTGTAACGGTCGTTTCCGTCCTTGTCCTGCCACTTGCGGGTGCGCAGGCTGCCTTCGACATAGATCTGGCTGCCCTTCTTCAGGTACTGGCCGCACACCTCGGCGGTCTTGCCGAAGAAGGCAATGCTGTGCCACTCGGTCTGCTCCTGCTTGTCGCCGTTGCGGTCCTTGTAGACCTCGGCGGTGGCGACGCGCAGATTGGCTACCGCGTCGCCGGAGGGCAGGTAGCGCATGTCCGGGTCGCGGCCAAGGTGGCCGATGAGGATGACTTTATTGATTGATGCCATTGGTTTTTCTCCCAAGTGTTTGGCGATGGGCGTACATGCTGGATACGATGCCGAACGGGCCGCCAGCCAGAAAGGCGGCGACCTCGCTCGGGCTTGCTCCGGGCATGAGGCGATAGAGAGCCAAATAGCCAGCGCCAATGGCGAAACTGGTCAGAAAGGCGGATTTGTAGTGGCCCTGGTTGACGTTCTGGCTTTGGAAGCCAAGGGCAAACACCGAGACGTAGACGCTGGCGAATAGGAGTAGCTCGGTCATGAGGAGATCCGATCCAGCGGGCTCGCCACCCCACGCCCACCGCGATTAAGCACGTGGGTATAGATCATCGTCGTCTTCACATCCGAGTGGCCAAGCAGCTCCTGCACCGTCCGGATGTCGTAATTCATTTCGAGTAGATGTGTGGCGAACGAGTGGCGCAAACAGTGCGGATGCACCGGCTTCGCAATGCCCGCCGCGAACGCCGCCGCCTTCACCGCCCGCTGAATATTCCGCTCGCCCCAATGATGCCGGCGAACCGCCCCGGAACGCGGATCGCGCGAGTAGGTCGGCGCGGCGAAAACATACTGCCACGCCCACTCCATCGGTGCCTTCGGATACTTCCGCCTCAACGCATCCGGCAACTCCACATCCGCGTGCCCGGAAGCTAGGTCGACGTCATGCCAACGGCGCCGAGCGACCAGATGTTCCCGCAACGGCTGCACCAACTTCGACGGCAACATCGTCACCCGATCCTTACCCCCTTTGCCGTCCCGGATCGTTACCGATAACGAAGCCAGATCCAGATCTTTCACCCGCAGCCGCAGGCACTCCAGCAGCCGCATCCCGGTCCCATACAGCAGCTGCACGATCAGCCCATTCGTATCCGGCTTCAAATGCCGGATAAGTGAAGCTGCCTCAGCCTGGGTTAACACCGTCGGCAAATGCTTGCTCGGCTTCGCCCGGGTGATGTTGTCCAGCCAAGGCAAGTCCACGTCCAGGACGTCGCGGTACAAAAACAGCAAGGCCGCCAGCGCCTGATTCTGAGTGCTCGCCGCCACGGTTCTCTCTGTCGCCAAGTGAGACAAGAACGACTCGATCTCGGGCGCCCCCATATCCTTCGGATGGCGTTTCCCATGGAAGAAGATGAACCGCTTCACCCAGTGGATATAGGCCTGCTCGGTGCGTAAGGCGTAATGCTTGGTTCTGAGCAAGGCACGGATTTGCGCCAGCAAACGCGGCGGTTGTTGAACGACAGGCGTTGCTGTCGTGTTGTGACTGTCAGTAACTAGCATTGCCGTGCCTCCTGACGTTATTGAGGTGGTTTAGGCGACATCAGGTGTCGTCGAATTTAAGTTAAGCCAAGATAGCCGTGCGTAAATGGAATCA